ACTTTGTTAAGGATTATGTCCAGAAAGAAGTTTATGTCGGGAACCAGTACGCGAATGACGAACACATCACATGGCATCCAGACTTTGATCCTAACAACATAGACGAGAACGATCGGTTCATTTTCCTTGTTGACATATCAGAGGGCAACGGAGATCCAGACGAGATCATGCAGACTAAGGAACGTACACCAGATTCAAACGCATTTACAATATTCAAGCTTGTTCTTAATTCAAAGGCAAATCTTAGAAGATATTCTAATTTGAGTTGCTCTCCTAAGGATTGTGTTAGATTCGTTCAGGTTGGAAAATATACATGCAGTTCTGAGGATGAGGTCCATATGGCAAGGGTGTGCTCGGCCCTTGCGTATAATTTGTTCAAGGATCACGAACGCAGTAATGTGAGGGTTATGGTTGAGATGAACTTCAACGGCAAGTCTTTCTTCGAGGAGTTCCGCAGACATCAGTTCTATACAGATTCTACTGTGTTAAAGACATATCACAAAAAACCTATCCCTGGTGAGCACCAGAAAAAGAAGTCTGGTTTCAAAACGACTTCAAATAAGGAAAGCTATTGTATCAAGGGCAACAAGCTTATATCTATGCACAGGGTTATTGTAACATGTAAGGATACTTTTAACCAGATGAAGTCGTTCGGCTACGTGAGAGGTAAATTGAAGGGGATTGCTTGCCACGACGATTTATCGATGCCAGTGTTCAACCATATTCCTAGGATGCTCGACGAGTCCAATTTCGTGAACTGGATAGAGGAGTATTTGTATTTCAACGCAAACAGGAGCAAGGTTTATGAACTGAACGAAATTATACAGAAATGGGAGATCGATAACCCAGAGATGAGTGACGGTGATTTCATGGAAATTTTTGGAATGGATGAAACCGTTAATAAATTTAGTGATTTCGTTGATTTCGAGCATGTCACTTATGGGACTGGATTTTCTTATCCTATGCAACAGAACGCATACGGGCAGCAAATATCATACGCTTCTCTTTTGAACCGATAAAACGCTTTTTTGTTATCTTCTTTTTCCGTATATTTGCATCATAAATTCAAATATAGGGTATTTTGAAAGAAGTAGAGTTACCGAATAGCGTAAAGTTCAGATATTATACACCGAAGGAGTTGAAGGCACATCTGGACGATTTTATTATAGGTCAGGACGAAGCGAAGAAGATCCTGTCTGTTGCTGTCTATAATCATTACAAGCGCATATTGCTTTCCCATGTTAACCCAGATGCCATGGTTGAGAAAAGTAATATTATCATGGCTGGTCCAACTGGTTGCGGGAAGTCTGCAATGATCAGGTGCATTGCGGATTATATGGGTGTGCCTTGTTATATCGCAGATGCAACGACATTGACACAGGCTGGTTATGTCGGGGATGACGTGGAGTCTATCATAACAGGTCTTCTTAGGAAATGCGGGTGGAGTGTCGCCCAAGCGCAATATGGGATCGTTTCTATAGATGAGATTGACAAGTTGGCAAAAAGAGGAAGTAATCAGCATATTTCTCGCGATGTGGTTGGTGAAGGTGTGCAGCAGGCTTTGCTGAAAATGGTGGAAGGTGATTTGGTTGGCGTTCCGCCACAAGAAGGGAGGAAGCATCCAGATCAACCTTTAATTTATGTCAACACAAAAAACGTCCTTTTCATAGGCACAGGAGCTTTTTCTGGTATAGAAGATACGATCAAGTCAAGAATCAATGCGAATAAAATCGGGTATTCCGTATCTCCAAACCGTTGCATAGACGTTGGATCGGAAGATTTCAATCCATTTGATTATTTGTCACAGGATGATTTGAAAAAGTATGGAATGATTCCAGAGTTCATAGGAAGGTTTCCTGTCATATCTACGGTTAATTCCTTGACAAAGGATGATCTTGTCAGGATATTGACCGAGCCTAAGAATTCTCTTGTGAATCAGTATAAACTTATGATGTCGTTGGACGGGATCGATCTTACTGTGACAAATGAAGCTCTTGAACGTGTAGCGGAAATCGCTTTGAAGATCGGAACTGGAGCGCGTGGATTGAGATCTATGATGGAATCAGTATTGAATGATTTCGTGTATGAATATTCTGATTCAAACGATTCTTCTTGTTCCGATGAAGATGGAGAGATTAAACTTGCTCCTTTGGAAATCACAAAGGATGATGTAGAGAAAACCATATCGAAAAGATACGCAAACTATCTGGAGGATTAAAAGATGACAAAGGATGAGATGTTAGAAAAATATTCTTTAAAGTCTCCTGATAATCTTGATAAGAATTATCAAGAAGCTCAAAACAGAATAAAGGATGCTATGCAACGTGGAGAAGATTATGTTTATCTTCCTAAAGAATCTTTTCGTGATGAATTTACATGGTTTGCTTTTAATGAAACTATCAATCGTTTAATATTCGATGGTTTTGATATTAATGTTCAATGGAATCCTTTTGAATATTGGTCAGTTGAATGGCATGAAAATTAAAAATAATGGAAAAGAAGACAATAATAGCAATAGTTGGTCCATCTGGATCTGGAAAGACAACTCTTTCTTTATTTCTGTATGGAAGGTATGGAATACCTTATGTGTGTTCATATACAACAAGACCCATGCGGGATGGGGAGATGAATGGTGTCGAACACATATTTGTCACTGAAGATGATGTTCCAGATCAATCGGAAATGATCGCATACACGGTTTTCGGCGGATATCAATATTGGGCAACGAAGTCTCAAGTAAAGGATGTTACGTCATATGTGATCGACGAGAAGGGGTTGGTTTATCTTATGGAAAAGTTTGGAGATGAGTTCAACATATTTTCTGTGTATGTCACCAGAGAGAACAATGATACTGATCAAGAACGAATGGACAGGGACAACGATAGGATTTTGTTTGATGAATCTGAATACGATCTAATTCTTCATAACAATTTCCCTACAAAATCGGAAATGTGCATAACGGATGGTGAGATTATAGTTAATGCACTAAAAAATAAAGGAATGTGCATAACATCATAAACCAGATAAATAATCCGTAGATAAATACATTGTAAGAATAATTATTCGATATGCTCAGGTCTTGGAACATAGTAGTAAGGAACGACATCAGGCTTCTTGGTATGATGTCTGATTCTCTTTCCATATATGATCAGGCCTTGTACTTCCAGAGGCAGGCGTATTTCGAGACAAAGGAACAAGGGAAGATAAAGACTTATTCATACAACCAGCTTTGGGAGAAGGTCAAGACGGAATGCAAGGTTGTCGAATCAAACCTTGACATAAACATCAAGCAGTATGTCGTAAGACAGGTTGCAAAGAACTGGCTGTCATGGATCAAGGCTACACAATCCTATAAGCAAAACCCTTCCAAGTTCAATGGGAAACCAAAGATGCCGAACTATTTTTACACGACAAAGGAATATAACATCATATACATCGATTCAAGCAGGTTTAGGAGGAAGGATCCAGAAACAAACTCTTTCACTATACCTTGTTCTGACTACAAGATATTCGTACCAAGGCAGATAAAGTTGAAAGATGTTAGACAAGTCACCATACAGAAATATTACGACAAAATAAAGATAAACATCATATATGAGGACAGGGAAGTAATACGAAACAATTATGATCGGAACTCTTGCATAGGAATCGATCTGGGTGTGAACAACCTGTGCGCTATAACTTCAAACGACAAACCCTTTTCATACGTCGTTAACGGTAGACCACTGAAGTCCATGAACCAGTTCTATAACAAGAAACTCGCGGAGTACAAGTCGGATCTTGAAAAATGCAATAACAAACACACAAGCAAGAGGATTCAGAGATTGACGAAGAAAAGAAACGCAAAGGTAAACCATTACCTGCATTGTGTATCGAAACAGCTTGTGGAGTTCTGTGTAAAGAAAGGTGTGGAGAAGATCATCATCGGGCACAACAAAGGATGGAAGCAGGATGTTAACATTGGAAGAAGGAACAACCAGAACTTCGTGCAGATCCCTTTCAACACCTTGATTGAGCAAATCAAGTACAAGGCTCTGAAATACACAGACTTGTATGTCGAGACAGTCGAGGAATCCTATACAAGCAAGGTTGACCATATAGCTCTGGAGGAGATGAAACACCATGAAAAGTACATGGGAAAGAGGACAAAGAGAGGAATGTTCGTGTCATCTATAGGGAAAATCCTTAATGCAGATATAAACGGTGCTATAGGAGTAATGAGAAAAGGGAATGTAATCTCGGATACACAGCTAATGTGCTTACGGGATAGAGGTGACGTTGTATCACCGAAAGTGTTCAGGTTGAACCTTTGAATGATTTTATATCATTTATCTATTAGATGAAACTATATGAAATCAATACAATAGAAATAAATTATCAATAAAATGCCAGTAACAAACAAATTATTCACGGAGCTTTTCAGGGCAAAGTCCATAGACAATATGGTTCTTCCCGACAGGGTAAGGAACGCTGTGAGCAAGGGTCTTGTACAGAATATGTTCCTTTATGGACCTCAAGGCACTGGGAAAAGCACAATTGCCAGAATCCTTGTTGAAGGGTTTGATGTGTTGAAGATCAACGGTTCTTCAGAGAACGGAATCGATGTCATACGAAATCAGGTTGTCAGTTTCGCGAGCGCTGTTTCCCTTGAGTTCGGATCGGAGAAGATGAAGGTCATATACATAGACGAGGCAGACGGACTAACAGATAATGCTTGGGATGCTCTTAGGGAGACGATCGAACATTATGCTGGATCTGTAAGGTATATCTGTACATGTAACAAGATCGACAAAATTCCTGGGCCTATCAAGTCAAGGTTCGAGTGCATCCCTGTGTTTCCAGTGACAAAGGACGAGGAATCCCAGATGATAGCTGGATATTGCGCATGGGTTGGGCAGATTCTTACCGCGATCAAGGTTGAGTATGACAATGAGACTCTTGAGACTTTTGTCAGGAACAGTTTCCCAGACATGAGAAGCATCCTGAATTCGATACAGTCGCTTTATACACAGGACATAAAGGTTCTGAACAAGGATGCCTTGGTAAAGACTTTCGATTGTTCGGACTTGTTCAATGTGATAATAAACGGATCGGACCCAGTGGAGAACTACAAGTTTGTCATGGCCAATTATTCTTCTAGTCCAGATGACGCTATGCTTGAGATAAGCAGATCCATTGTGGATTTCATCCGCGTGAATTATCCTCAATATACTCCTAAGGTTCCTTATCTTATTACAACGATCGCTGAGTACATGTTCCAGCTGACAACTGCTCCAGACAGGGTGTTGGTGTTGCTTGCATGTATGTATAAACTTCAAATGGTGTTAAGATCATGAGTGAAGGAAATACAAATAAGATAAACCTTATCCTTGACTTCAACAACTTTGCCATGAGATCCATGTTTACGTGTAATTTCATGGATCCGACAATTAAGATTAACAACTTCGACACAGACGAAGAGTGCCGCATGCTTGTCGAGAAGATTCTTCTTGATATGTGCAAGGTTGTAAGGATGTTCTCACCGAAAAGGGTGATCGTGTCGTGTGACTCAAAGTTGCCTTGGAGGAACGATCTTTATAAGGATATTGATGGGGAGACGTATAAGGGGACCCGTATAAAGGACGAGAAGAAGAACTGGAAGAAAATTTATGCGACATTGGATGAACTCAGGGACATACTGAAGGACAAGGGGTTTATTGTCACCCTTATCGACAGGACGGAGGCAGATGACATCACTACTATGTGGAAGGAATATCTTTTCTCTGTAGGGGAGGATGTTGTCATAGTGTCTTCCGATATGGACTGGGTCCAACTAGTCGGTATGAACAAAACAGGTAACGTTTGCGTGTGCTTTAACCCTATAGCCAACAATAAAGGAAGGAAACATCTTTACATGGATGAATCGATTCAAGAGTGGCTGAACCAAAAGGATACGACGGATATCTTTTTCAGGAACTATAATCTGACAAGGGCTACTATTAACAAACTTCCAACGATCGACGTCAAGGTGGATTTTGATGTTGTGGATCCAAAGAAGGTTCTTTTGAACAAGATTATGGCTGGGGATAGATCAGATAACGTGCCAGCGTTCTGGCATTATTACAGGAACGGGAAAAAGCAAAGTGTTACTGAACTGAAGGCAAGTCATGTGTTCGAGTCTCTTGGGATCAGTACGTTGGATGATCTTATCAAGGCGAATGACGATAGACTTTTGAAAGACGCATTGGAGAAGGAGATGAAACAGGATATCGATCTTGACTTTAAGGAGAGGATGGAACGACAGAGGAAGCTTGTTGAGTTGAACAGCTCTTTGTTCCCTAAGAAGATTGTTAAGGCTTTCGCTGGGATGGTCGATGAAGCCATGAACCAGTGTAGCGTTAATACATCATCCGTCAGATCCGACGAGATATTGAACGGAACCAAGTATGCAATTAAAAAGGCTCCAGAGGGAAGGCTGAATTCTGTGTTTGATGACATAGATATGCTTGGGAAATTCTCGTCTCCATCAAATAAATTGTTTGAATAGGTTTTGTCGTTTGAATAAAAATCCGTAGATTTGCACCATGAAAAAACAAAATCTTACAGGGGAATCGTTCAATATAGTTGACGATGAACAAGTCAGGCCAGATATTGTTGTGAAAGAAGATGAACCAAAGGGAAAGAAGCAAAGCCCTTTTGTCTCTATAGTGAATGCTTTGTTCATGGATCCGAAATACATATATAGTCTGACGACAGAGACGGCGAGGCAGAACATTTTCATGGTGTTGAGAAGGCTTGCGATCAAATATCCGATCGAGGCGAATGTGTTCAACGATGGGAAGGTGAACGCATTTGACGTGTTGAAGTTCTGGTCAGACTTTTTATACAATGGTGTTTCTGTGCCAAGATGGACATATACTTCTGGAGCGACAAAATCCAAGGTTTCGAAATCTGATGTCACACGGGATCAAATAAGATTGTACAAGAAGCATTATGGTGTAACGAATAAGGAGTTTGATGATGCCATGAGGTTTTTTCCAGACGAAATGGTAACAGAGATAAAGGATATTGTTGCGTTCTACGATCAACTTGAAAAACTTAAAAAGGAAAATTGAAATGCAAAAGTTGAGTTTAATTTCCGATGACTTGAAAAAACTTGTCGATGCAAGCCTGTCTAAGGCAAACATAAAGAGATATGAGTTTGGTTGCATGAACAGGTTCAATATCGGGAGGGTTATCGTGAAGTGTGTTAAGGGAGAAAAACCAGTAATAGAGCTTCCAGAAACTGTGAACAAGGTTTACATGAAACTGTGGAAAAACGACGTAGGAAGCGTTTTGGTGTCCGAGTTGAAGAAAGAGACGCCAGAGTTGTTCGAACTCGTTACGGCGAACTTTAGGGCACTCCTGAAGAAGATTTCCGACGATGAGTTTGATGCGTTCAAAGAGAAAGGTTTTGTTCATGTAGTTTTGGCTGATTCCAGATATACGATATTGAAGGCTGTTGGTTCGAAAAAATCATATAGCGAGTCATCTGATGATTATGAGTTTGAAGATGATTTTGACGAAAGTATGAATTCATCACAGATTATAGAGCAGGATGAGATATATAAAGAGCCTGCTGCAAACGATAGTTACCAACTCTTTTAAAAACACAATAAAATGCAAAAACTAACCAAAGAATTGATCATTGGTGATAACAGGATCACCCATCAGGAAAAGATTCAGATCTTTGAGGAGCTTCTTAGATCGACTGGAAGGCAAGGGATCAATCAAGTCATAGACTTTGCCAAGAGAACCGATTTTTACACAGCACCAGCTTCTTCTAAGTATCATTCAAATTACGATGGTGGATTGTTGGATCATTCCCTATGCGTTTATGCAATTGCCGAAGAATACCTAACATCGATTAGATCTTTCTCTCCAGACGTAGCCGATAAAATGGATCATAATAGTGTTATCATTTCTTGTCTTTTGCACGATTTTTGTAAGATATGTTTCTACAAGAAAGGCCAAAAATGGAAGAAGGATGAGACGAATTCGTGGGTTCAATATGATTCATATATAATTGAGGACACGTTTCCTATCGGTCATGGTGAGAAATCTGTCATTATGCTTCAGAGTTTAGGTTTGCAGATGACAGCAGAGGAGATGCTTGCTATCAGGTTCCATATGGCTGGGTGGGGTGATGAGTCGAAAGAATATGCAGCTTCAAGGACAAATGCATTGAAAATATCTCCATTGGTCCATCTTGTCCAGATGGCTGATTTTTCTTCCTCGATTCTTTTCGAGAAAACCATTGAGATTTGATTTTTTGGTTTCAATATAATTCCGTATATTTGCAGCAAGAAAACATAAACGTTAAATTTTAAAAATATGTTAGATTTAGACAAAATTTTTAAGACTTTTCTGAACATGTTCGGTGGGTCGAGTTATTCAAAATCGGACTATGATTCCTATGAGGAAAGCGTGGTTGACGGAAAACGTCATGTCACCTATGGGTTTAATGGTGACTACGATCACGAGAAGATGAAAGGAGCGATTATCAAGGCAATGGCCCATTGGTGCAATTTCGTGACGGTTTCCGATGAT